GGATGGCGGCCTTTCAAGGGTACATAAAGTCTAAGTGGAATCACAAAAATCACATCTGTTTTACTAGTGGTGTCACGAGTAAACGGGTGTTGAACGTTGTTAATAAGCCTGGAAGGAAGTTCCTGGAGGATGATGTTGGAGCATGGGATGCAAGTGTCTGTGGGGAACTGTTGGAAACTGAATTGGAAATATTCAGATTCTTTGGTGCTCCCCAGGCTGTTCTTCAGTTAATAGAGGAAAACATAAAAACCCATGGTTCAACGTTAGGTGGCATACGTTACAAGAGGAAGGGCATGCGGAAAAGTGGTGATCCATACACATCCGTTGGCAATTCCATATTGAATGGTTTGATACACATATTTATTTTTTGTGAAGTCAACGTGTGTACGTATGCACAGTCCCGTGAAAAGATTTCCATGGCTGTTCAGGGAGATGACAATTTGTTGTCACATGTGGGACCAGAGATAGATTTCAAACAGTGGATGTTACTGTTTGGTTTTGATTCTGTGGCCCTGTATCGTGACAACATAACAGATGCTGAATTTTGTTCATGTGTGGTTTATCACACTAAGCAGGGTTTGGTTCTGGGCCCAAAAATTGGCAAAGTTATGGCAAAAGTGGGGTTTTTTGTCAACCCACCTTGTCATGTTAGTCAGGCGTCCCTCGTGCGTGGGACGGCTTTGGGTATGTTGACTTCCTGTAACCATATCCCACCTCTCCGTGCTTACATGCATCGTTTGTTAGAATTAACAGACGGAGTCATACCTTGGTTCTCACAGGCTGAGGAGTGGAAAATGAAGCATGAGACTTACGAAGAGGTTGAGGAAACATGGTTGCTCCTCGATCAACGCTACAGGTGGAGTACTGACTTGCAGACGTTGTTTGAAGAGGATTTGAGTAGGGCAAAGTTGGGTGACCTTATGGCCAGTAGTTGTGCACAATATTTGTGTGAAATTGATACTGCTGGACCTAAGGGTTCCTGGTAATGCCCTTAGCGGAATAAACACGATTAAAGAAAGTATAAAAAACTACTATCTCCGCGTAACGTGTGTTTATAGTCAACTCATGTAGTTGAGTGCGTGTGTGAGCACTGCGTGGGACCCCGCTTGGGTCCAAATTTGTAATGTAAAGTAGGAGTTATCTTTAAACCCAGCCGTCATGCTTCTGAACTGTCTTGATGAAATAAGTGCATGTAAACGTATTGGTCTTTCTGGTCCGACCGCTGAAAAGTGGAGTCGATTGCAGTTTGATCAATGAGTGCACATTGTTCAATGCCGAATGAGTAACACATAGTCAACCGAGTGTAACGCACACAGTCGTTGAGAGCAAAAAAGGAAACAAAGAAGGGAAACACCATCCCGTATTTGTTCGCAACGCCAATTTTCGTTTAAAACTGTTGTGTGGTACAGTGTAATCTTGGTCGATGACTATGATGGTGAATGTAAGCTAGAACGTACGTAACATTATGTCGCAACCAATCAAAAAACTAGAGAAAAAACTAGTCAAAAAAGAGAAAAAACAAGTACAACAAGTGAAGGCAGCCGTGAAAAGTGTTGCCAAACAATCCCTGCTTCATAACCCAGCAGGTAAAATAAAGGGTAAAGGTGGGTATTTTTCGGATTTCCTTGGGGGTTTGGCTAAAGCAGCTCCTGCCGCGATTTCTGGGTTTGTTAAAGGTGGCCCATCAGGTGCCCTGGCTGGTGGGTTGGGGTCGCTACTTTCAGGGTTTGGGGATTACAGATCCAGAGCAGCCAAAAACTCATACACGCCTATGGCTATGGGTGATGCTGCCGGTGGCGGCCCAGGGTCATTTGTGGGTGGATCGGCTCCAAGGATGAGACATAGGGAATATATCTGTAACATTTACTCGTCAATTGCCTTCGCTACAACAACTTATCCAATACAAATTGCGATAGGTGGCGAGGGGTCATTGTTCCCATGGTTGTCTACGATGGCCGACAGTTTTCAGCAATACCGTCTGCATGGTATGGAACTTTACTTTGAGTCCACGTGCAGTAATGTGTCTGCAACTACTAATACTGCTTTGGGAACTGTGATGATGAGCACCCAGTATGAGGTTACTTTGCAACCACAGTCTTCATCTCAAGAAATTCTCAATAGTGAATATACAACCAGTGAAAAACCTACTGAGAATTTTTACCATCCCATTGAGTGTGATCCCAAACAAAATGCCATTGCCGTTCTCTATACACGAATTGCCTCAGCACCGCAAACGTCCTTCACAGACTTGGGTAACTTCCAGGTGTCAACAGAAGGAATGCAGGCTAATGGTGTTCAAATTGGTAAGCTGTGGTGCACATACGATGTTGAGTTGATTAAACCAACTTTGCCTCAAGAGGTTAACGCATATTACCGGAATTTTCAGCTCCAAAATCCGACTGGCCAGATCAGTTCAACTGGGTGCTACATTAGCCAAAGTGGTGGTGATGTTGTTGTCCAGAATTCAACTTTTCCTGGAAATTCATTACCTATTTTTGAGCGTGTCACATCTGTGGCTAACCCAACATATTATGTTCAATCAATTACTTTTCCGAGTCAACAACCGGGACAGTACTTAATTAGTATGGAATTAGGTAGTTTAGATGCGGTAACACAATATGCAGGCCATGGTGTATTCAATGTTATCGTTGAAGGGGGTTTGACACTTGGTCAGGCTCCTTATAACACTTATTGGTTTGCGGGCAATGCCCCAGTGTCGCCAGCAACCTATTACGCCAATCAGTGGGGGTTTTCAGTCAACAATGCTACAATTAGTAGTGCTGTCGCAGTTGTAGGTGTAAATGCTTGGGCCGTAGTCAATGTTACCTCAGCGGGTGGTGTTGTCGTGTTTGATTTCCCTGCTACCATTACAGGTTCAGGTTATACCACTAATTTTTGGCAGTGTATGTATAGGATTATTGGTATACCCAACTTTAACTTGTCTACTGCTTCCGACCATGGATCTGAGTCTGTTATGCTACAAACAATGATGAATAGATTGTCTGTGATGGAATCAAAAATGGAAAGACTCCGGCAGTTGGAGGAACAGTGTGATAGGAAAACCGAAGAAGAAGTTCCTACACCAACACCATCCCTGTGTTCATCGCCACACGTGGCTAGTTTGCAGGATGTTGCTCCAGGTTGGTTTGGGCGTGGTTCAGTTAAGTTACCACCTCTTCCGCCGAGAGCAACCACAACCCCAAGTGGGTTGAAAACCTGAGTGAAGCAGGCTTGCTTCATATACACTGTTCCGCGCTCAGTGTATTATTTTAGCGCAACTCAGCATTGAGGTAATTTGCTGAAGATTTCCACACCAACTCCTGATTAGAAG